CCGTGTTCGTGCCTGAAATCGCCACCTTCGCCCCGCCCGATGCGCCGCAACTTAGGAACAGGTTGGCGTGGAAGCGGTACTTGCCCCCGCTCGCAGTCGTGAACGTCAGCCCCGTGATGTTCGCAAGCGTGGTATCGCTGGTCTTTGAGAAGTCCGAACTCACATAACTCACGTTCGCCGTGCCGTAGTACAGCGTGTCGTTGTACTTCTTGAGGTACGCTTTAAGCGCCGTGCCCGTGACGTTCGCGCTTTCCGGTGACCCGCCTGGGTCATCCACTGCGCGGAAGTAATCGCCGTCAACGGGGGTGATTGTAGATAATGATTGTTCTTGTGTGTCTGCCATTATTGCTCCTTAAGTAATCGCGCGGACAACCACCGACCCGCCGGGCGTTCCTGCATACCCGTTCACGCTATCGAATACGCGGTCCGTGCTTGCGAGTGTTTGGTCGGTTAAGGTAGATAGTTTACTTGTTAGTATTGCGGGCGTATGGAATAATAAACCGCGCGTTACACCCGCGCCACCAATACCATCTGTATAAACTTGCATCATTTCGTCTTCTGTTAGAATTACGTTGTGGTGGCGAATATCCGCGAGTTTTCCAGCAAACGGTTTGCCATAATCTGATGGGGGGTTTATTGATCGAATGTTCCCAACTGTATAATTTGCACCGCTATAACTAAGTCGTGTACCAATCGGTTCTATCAATACATTTGTTGTTTTCAATACCCCGTTTATATAAAACTTTATTACTGTACCAGTTATTGATACTCCAAGAAAAACAAAACTTCCACCGCTTGTTATCTCGCTTTCGTAACCGGAAGCCCAATTACCACCCCCACCTGCACAAGGCATGGTCAAAAGCATTCTTAATCCATTTGTTTCGTTTATTCCAACACCCCACTCTAAACCACCGGCATTATCAACCCACATGCAGACAATATCGCACCAAGCACCGATGATTGTAACGTCACACCATGCTGTTATTGACTGGTCTGGTAAATCAACGAGTGAAGGAATTTCCCCGAATTCAATAATGTCCTCAGAAGACGGACTAAACTCAAGCGCGACATTTGAGAATCTATTTTCAGATATTCCAGCTGAATCATCCAAAATCCACGAGTAGGTAATGATATTTCCTTCCGTGATAGCAAACTCAATCCCGTTGATGTAGTAGTAATACCCGTCAAGGTTCAATCCAGATTCCGTAATCTTTACGAGGTCGCCAATATCGCACGCGAGGAACGCCAACATCATCATTTCCGACTTGTTAGCGCAGAAAGTAATCTTGTTGAGTTTTGTTCGTGGCGACGATTCAACTCCGACAATCTTTTTAGCCCAGAGTTTACCAGCCACAACATCGCGCTGGTATTGCTGTTTGATATTCAACTCTGTTTCTGAGTAGGACGCCTGCGATGAAGTGTCTTCTACCACCGCTTTGATGCTCGAATCCTGGTAAACCCCATACCCGCGAAGTTGCAACTTCGTGATTTGGCCGAGATACCCGCTCGTGTTCGTCAGCGTGATCTCCGCCTCCGCCGTCCTGAATACCACACTCACGGTCAAGGATGATGTCAAGTCCTTACCCTTGCCATCCTTGCTCGTGTTCATCTTGTAATCGGTTGTGGCAACGGGGTCAACCATCAACGAGGTAATCGCGTTACAACTTTCCTTTGTGTCCGCGTTCTGATACCTCACGTTGATCGTCTTTGTTTCGCCGGATGATATTCTTATCACCTCGCCCAGCGAGTATAGCGTCTGCTCCTTTGTGTCCGTTCTCTTTGGATACGCGGTCACTGTAACTTTGTTGATGATGTTCTCACCGTGAGAGCGCTCATACCGTTGCGCCGTGCCGTTGATATGCGCGTCCTGCACCTCATTCATCACTACCTTGTCCGTTGCGCTGCCAGCTATGAGAACGTGATCAGTTGCGCTGCCTGCTTTCAATACGAATCCGCAATCCGCGACCAACTTTGGCAGCTTGCTCACCGTGCGCGTGCTGTTCCTTGCGCTCTCCGCCTCGAATACAAGCGTCTCGCCGTTCACCTTGTCGTGGCGGTTGTAGAAGTAACCGTTCTCGGATAGCACAATCTTGTTCAACTCTGTGGCGGCTTTGGTTGTCGTTGTCATCGAATCGAAGGCTGCCGGGAACCCGTAATCGCCCACCGCGTAGCTTGTCGCAAGCGGGGTCTGCCCCACCTCCGTGACGATCTCTGCGCACAACTCGCCGCCGCGCTTGTACGTTTCGATGGATTGCTCGCCCAATGTCTTCTTGTACGCGTAGCCCATCCAATCGCTCACCAGCACCTGTGCGGTGTGTTCGTGCGTGTTGGGGTCGCTAAACTTGAGTGTGTCCACTTTGCCGTAGAAGCGCACGTAATCCACGCCGTCAAAGGTCACCACCATCTTGACCTTCGTGTTGATCGCCCAGCCGGTCAGCGCAGAAGCGTCATCTGGGTCGAACACGCCGTCGGTGTTATCCAGCAGCATCCGCATCTCGCCGGTCGCCGCAAGCCTGTCGGTGTATTTGTTTGAGCGCATCCCCCAATGCCCGCTCACGCCCTGCTTGGTCAGCACGTAGCCGGATATATCCACCCATGCCGCGCCGGTTGCGTTGTAGTAGTACCACTTGATGGTCGGGTAATATGCTGTTGATGTCATCGGACTAAACTTGACCTTTCTAGGGCTTCGATGAACGCGCGCGCCATGCGGTCATAGTCCACCTCGCCGCCGCCTGAATAATCGCTTATCTGCCCATTCGGGATAATAGAACCCGCCGCGTTCGGCTTGAATATTTCAGGACCGTTCTCACCCACCAGGTAAGGCACATTCGGCGCTACTGCGCCGCCAACGGCGCGCATGTTTGCTGGAAGTCCTATATACGGATTGCGTGACCCTTGCCCAGCAAACGCCTGCGCCTCGTACGCTGATTTTTCTATTACTCCGCGAACTGTAATGGTGGCAGTTTTGCTGTTTATTCCATTAAGCATGTTTGCCACATCACCAATAGCACCAGCCGCGGGACCCGCCATGCCAGGAACCCTGCCAAGAGATTCGTTTGTTGTATCAACCGCTGTAGCGGCGCTACCAGCCGTTCCTGCCAAACCAGAATATTTTTCTTGGAGCATTCGAACCTCTTCTCGCGTTGACCCGAGGGATATTTTTCCTTTTCCGTTCAATATATCTATGAATTCAGTAATAACCGGGAGGACTGCCATTCCAACGGTTATCTTGAGTTCGGTAAATGATTGTTTTAGATCACCAAGCGCGCTTTCATAATCTTTTACTGCTTGTGCTTTTTCATCATCCCATACCAGCGCGTCGCTAACTTCTTCCATGTCTGCAATGATTGACTCTGTCGACGCCGCGAATATCGGTTCTAAATCTCTACCTGCCGCACCAAAGTTTTCTGTTAGCCACTTCGCGCGATCCATAGGTGTTTCTAATTTTTTATATTCTTCTCCAAGTGATAATAGTGACTCAATTGACGTGTCAACACCGTTCTTTGTTGCATTTCCAAGACCCGTGGCCAGGTCTTTGTATTCAATACCCATGTCTTGCGCGACTTGAATTAGTCTGCTCGTGTCTTCTAATGAGCTGCCGGTTATCCGAGATAATTCGCTTATTTGTTCGTTATAAGTAACAGTTTCTTTTACGGCTTCTTTTGTGTAATCTACCGCTTTTCCTATTGCAACACCAGCCGCAGCGATTAATCCTGCAGTAGTTAACGAAATTCCTGTAAGTGATTCAAAACCACTTTTTAATCCATCGATCTTTGACTTGGCACCTTTTATTCCGGTGCCAGTATGATCATTTGCATAAATATCAATATCAACTCTATTAGCCATCAGGGTTCGCCCTCAATTTCCTCAGCGTGTAGTACCTGTGCAGCCACAGCATCTTCGACCCTGTTACGATCTCCCACGGAGGCACGCCCCAACTCTCCGCCGCGTCAAGTACGCCAACCCACGCGGGAGCAGATGCGGTCTTGCTCACAATCGCAAACCTTAACTGCTCCCGTTCGTAGGGTTTACGAACGCGTCATTGACCGCCTTGATGAACTCGGTCACCACCTCAAGCCATTCCCCTTTCGGGATGCTCTTGAATACCGCGCGCGCGTCCTCCACCGATAACTCGTTGCCTTCTTCATCGGTCACGAACAGCAACAGTTTTTCGTAAACTTCCTTCTGCGATAGCTTGTCGAAGTTGAACCAATCGTCAATGGAGAAATTACGGTCAAACTTCTCCTGCGTGACTACCAGTTTCACTTTATCCATATCACGCCCACGCCGGTGCGGTTCCGCCCATTACGCTGAAGTGCACTGTTCCGATGCTCAGCGCCCCATCAGGCGTGCCCTTCACTGCGAAGTTGTCCAGGCAGAACTCGCCCGATAGCGTCTCTCCAGCGGTTTCCGGTTTCACGCTCACGGTCTTGCTGGTTGCGCTGTTGAGGATGCCCTTCAGCACCGTGTAAGCGCCAGAGGTGGTGTGTGTGTCGTAAAGGAACTCAAAGGTGATGCCTGTCACCGGTAAGCCAGGGATGAAGTTCTTACTGCCGTCCCCGAATCCGGTTACGTCGATCACGCCCGCGTCCTGCTGGATCTCGAAACTCACGCAATCTGTTGATAAATCCTGCGGGCTACCTGCTGAATCATCAATGGTGATGACCGCGCCTTTTGCTGAAATTTTAGCCATTTGTGTCTCCTTTAGTATTGTGCGTAGTGAACGGTGAAGCCGAAGGAATCCCCCGCGCTCCCTGTCCGTGTCGCCACAACTTTCAAAAACTTGTCAATTGTTCCGGATGCAACCGCTTGTCTCTCGGATAGCACCGCGCTCCCGTCAGCCGTGAAGGTGATGAGGTCGTTATACGACCCGTCGGAAGTCGCGCAGTCCTGTATTTTTACCACGTAGGTATCCGCAGCGCACGAGCTCCAGATGTGCAGCGTGGCTGAACATCGTGCCGTTACCTGCGCCGCGTTGAACTGGTAAGCCGTTGTGGTGGTGGTGTTGGTAATAGTCCCGTGTGTCAGCACCTTGCCAAACTCTACGCCCTCGTTATCCCCGTAGCTCTCGAATTGTATCGAGCCCACAGATAGCGCCGAATCCGGCGTTCCCTTTGGCGTGTAGTTTGCCTGCGTGTAGGGCATGGAGATGCTCGGATTACCAGCCGTGTATCCTTCAGGCAGTATCGTCACGTGGTGCTCTCCAAAGTCGTGCAAAGCCGTGTGCACCGTAGAAGCCGTCGATGACCACAGCATGTCCGCCTGTATCTTTGCAGTTGGCAGTCCTGGTATGAAGTTCTTGCTCGCGTCAGAGAAGCCCGTCACATCAATCACCCCCGTGTCGGTGTTCGCCTCAAATGCGGTAGCGTAGGTTGATAAGTTGTATCCATTTATCAGTATGATCGCGTTTTTCGCGCTTACTTTGCTCATGTATTATTCATCCTTTCCCGGAGCGTTATTTCAAACATGCACCCGAAGAAAGCCTTGCCATCCGGCGCTTCAAGCACCCCCAGGTCACTTACGTTCACGCGCATCACATCCACATCGGTCAAATCCATCTCAGCCACAGCCTCGATGATCATGTCAACTTTCGTTGCCATCGCGCCGATAACATCCTTCAAGCCCCTTGTCGCTCCCGCCTGTTCGTGCAAATACACGTAGCGGTAAGTCCTGTTGAACGTCCACAGCCTGGTCGTTGGTGCGCCAAAGGTGGTTGACCCCGTTTCCGGTTCGCCGTTTCCGCCCAGCACGAACCCATCCGGAGATGGGAACAGGATTGGGCAGTCGCGGGAGTTTACCGTTTCCGGTATCTCATCCACGTCCTTGATGGTCACGCCGCTTACTGTCAACGCCGCGATGCCTGCCGCGATTGTCGCCGTTGATAGGCTCATGCCAGCCTCGCGTAGTTCATCAGGATGGTGCGCACGCTCGCCGGCACATCACGCGGAGTGATCATCACCCCGCCAGCAGTCAGTGTTGATTCAGCCGCCATGTTCTCGCCGAACCTGCGGTGATAGAACGCCGTGGCGATCTGCAAACAAGCCTCGACAATATCAGCTGGTGGTGAGTATGAGTACCCCCACGAGCCCAATATTTCGATCACCTGTTCGTTGTTGCCGTCTGATTCTGCTTCCCACGAGTACGCGCTTGAGTCTTTGATCTTCACGGCGTATTTCGGGTTGGCGTTGGCGGGCAGCAGGATGTATTCCGTGCTTGCCAGCGTGGTGTCGTCGCCGTTCGTCAACGTGGTAATGGCCAGCAGGTCATCATCTTCGATGTAAAGCGTGTTGCCATCCGGCACGTCGTACTTGCGAGTTTCAATGCGGGCGAAAAAGGTGCGCCGTGTTTCCGTGTCGATGAGCCTGCTGGCCCCTTCCAGGATGTCACCGATAACCGCGTCGTCCGTCGTATCGGTGCTCTCGATGCGGGCGTAGTTCTTGAAATCCGTTATGCTTGCGTATGCTGTCATATCATGTCCTCACAGGTCTGCGTGAACAGCGGGTGGTTCTGCCACAGGATGAAATCCATCACCCCTGTTGGATGCGCTCCCAGATGCCCAACAATACAGGAGCGGTCAACGTAGGGCGTGTATCCTTCCTGCCTCACCCGCTTGAAGAAGCGCCTGTCTTCTCCACCTGCCTCGTAAAGCGTGTCCTGCTCCCACCAATCGCCGTATTTCGCCGTGTCCTCAAGCACTTTCCTGTGTATCAGGCAGCAGCTCGTGGAGGTGAAACTGACGGGCGTAAGCGCGTCTTCTGGTCTTGGATGGATCACTTGCGGTCCAGGCAGGATGTTGTCTTTCCTCTCCATGAACCAATCCCGTGTCTCATCTGCCATTTGCGCGTGTCGCTCGTTATGAATCTTCCAGATGTGAGGGAGCGCCGGGTTCTGTTTGGTGAATATCAGCGCGCCGATGGTTGGTTCATTCCAGGAGAGCAAGCGCTCAAGTGTCAGCGGGTGATACACAACGTCATCGTGCACGCTCCAAAGCCACTCAGCACCACTTTCCAGGAACCCACGAGTCAGGTCGTTCCACGTTCGCATCGTGTCACCCGGCGGTGTCAGCTTGAAGTTCAGGCTGTATCCTTCTGGTACTTTCGTGTGCATGTATCCTGATACTTGCAGCCAGCTCTCTGGTCTATTCGACCCGCACGGTATCCAAAGCAGGATTTCAGCCACTCGATTCCTCTCCAGTTCCCCTGAATATCGCGGATTGGTGCCACACCATGAAATCGGGCACGCCGCTTGCCAGGTCACCGTTCAGGTGCCCGGCCACGCAGGAACGGTCAACGTAAGAAGGGAAGCCTGCTTCTCTCGCGTGCTCAAAGAAGTTGCGGTCTTCTCCCCCGCCAGCCACCTCGTCATCGAGTCTGAACCACTTTTCTTCCATCGGTTCGCGCAATGCCTCAAGCACGCTCCTATGTATCAACGTGCAAGAGGTAGAGGTGAAGCCGATTTCCGTTAACGAGTCTTCGGGCGGTTTCTCCATTACGAACGGCCCAAACTTTATCTGGTCGTAATTGCGCAGGTAAAACTGGTACGTTTCCTCGATCTTTTGGATGTACGCGGTTTTGTCATCGTTCAACGCCCAGATATGAGGCAGTTGTGGGTTTTGCCTGTGAAACACAAGCGCGCTGATCAACGGCTTATTCCATGACATCAGCCGGACAAGTGTTTCGGGAGCGTACACAACGTCGTCATGCACACTCCATAGATAAGTTGAGTCGCTGTCCAAGAACTCCTTGATGACCCCGTTCCAGATAACCTCTATGTTTCCCGGTGTACTTCTACGAAAATACAAAGTATCAACGTTGTCAGGTTCTTCGGTGTGCATATAGGCTTCCACCTGTGACCAGCTTTCTGGTCTTCGGGAGCCGCAAGGAACCCATAAAGTGACTTTTTCCATCCGCTAATCCGGGCAGATGATGCTTGCGGATAGGGATGTCGGTTTTGCGTCATTCGGCGAACGCAGCACGCACACCACCGAGTTCGGCCACGCGGTCGAAACCATGAACCCGCTGAAGCGCAGCCAGGGGTAACTCTGGTCAACGTTCACGTCAACCACGAAATTCTGGTTTGACCCCTGCCCGGCAGTGATCTGTGCGCCTGATGCGCCCGTGATGCGTGCATAGGTTGCACCTGAAGTGGCCGCCTGCCAAACGCCCCAGCCTGTCGAGACGTTAGCGGTATTACCTGAAGGCGTACCCAGCGCAAAGATGAATGTTGCGCGATCCCATCCATAGGCGTTGACGCTGGTTACATCCAGTTTGGTAGAGGTGGTCGCTTGAGGCGGGCAAACGTTTTGCACCACCATGTAATCTGCAAATTTTTTGTTATGAGCCATTTTGTTCTCCTTTTTTGTGAAGGGGGTATTGCTACCCCCGTTCATCATTGTGTCGATTAGGCGGTACCCTGAGCCATCTTGTAGAAGGCCTCGCTCTGGAGAACGTCGTATGCCCGGAAAATGTTGGCGAAGATGCCGACAAGTCCGTTTGCCATATACAGGTAAGGATTGCGCTGCACAAGCATGCCCGGTTTCTCAACCACCGCGAAGTAGGTGAAGTTGCCAAACAGCGTTGAGTACAATCCGCTGGTCATGGCGTCCATGTCATCGCTGACATAAGCCGGATAACCAAAGAAGTCAGCGCCCGCAGGGGTAGCGATGAAGTTGAAGTTTGAACCGGTCAACCCCTTCAGGTACCACTTGGTCGCGTTCTTCATCAGGAACCCGCACTCGCCCAGCACGTTGTACCCGTTGGTCAACGACCCGACCAGCCGAGCCAGTTCGGCGGCGGTCAGCGTGGTCGATGAACTAGCTGCGGTGGCGGCAGTAGCGCCGGAGCTGTCAACGAGGGCGGCGGTCGCGACGGCATTCTCTGTCCCAGCCTCGGCACGTGCTAAGGCACCAGCGATCCAGCTTTCCCAGTTGGAATTGCGCACGCCAAGAAATTCTTCAGAAACACGCAACTCTTTGGTGTACTTCTTCAGCACCAGGTCTTTCTGGTCAACCGTTCTGGTTGTGTCATTGTTATAGGCGGCTTCTTCACTCGTTACCACAAAGTCAGTGTGCCGCGTTCCCTCAACCGGGATGAGCAGATGATCTGCATCGGTGCTGAAGTAACTACACGGTGCCTGCCGCACCCATGATGCCAGATCGCGCTTGGCAATGATGCGGTTCAACAGCGGGTCAGGTACAAGGTATCCGCCCTGATCGCCGGTGGTGAGGTTGGTGATTCCGGTTGTCTTGATGCCCAGGTAGGATGAATCAGGAACGATCAGCTCGTGGTTGATCTGTCCGGTCTGCATCCACGCCTTGAACGCGCCAACGCCATCGTCTGAGTCACTACCCTTTTCGGTAGTGTGGTACTCGGAGGCTCTGAGCATTTTCTTTGCTTTCAGTTCCTCAACAGCCTTGCGAGCGCCTTCGGCTTTAGCGTCTTCGATCTCTTGCTTGCGAGCCGCTTCAGCGGCTTCGGCATCCTTCATCGCCTTGATTTCGGCGGCGACCAATGCCTTGATGTCAATAGTTTCTTCCATTTTGTTTTCTCCTTGATGGATTGATGTTTCTTTCTCGTCTATCGGCAACGCCGCCTCGTCGGGAATTAATGATTTCAGCGATACAACCGAGTTTCTCGGCTCCGCTGGTGTCGGCGTGAGCGATACCTCGCCCACGAACCAACTCTTGATGAACGCGGCTTTACCAGCCGGTTCACGCTCTACCAGGTGAGAGAGCGCGCCGGATGAATAACCCAGTTTGCCCGCCTCCACCAGTTTGTAAATCTCTTTTTCGTACTCGTCACGCAGGTTGAGCTGAGCCTCAGCCCACGCCCCCACGTCGTCAATACTGACCGATGCCTTGCCAATCACCCGCTTCTTGATCGTCTTATCAAGCCCGTGGTTATACAGCACGGGCATTTCAGGCGGGTAATGGAGGTCGGTGTCTTTGGTGAAAAAGTCGCCGGTCAGGTCAGGGTCTTCTGCTGTTGAGAAGCGCACCAAATACCCGCCGACCTTGCCTTCACCGAGAGCCTTCAGCTCGCTCCCAAATGCAATTAATGTTTCCTCCATAGTCACCTCGTTAAACGCAAAAATGCCGCCTGTCCCGTTTCCGAGAAGCAGCTGACCGATGACAACGCATCGCGGTCTTACGCCCGGCGCAACGTCCGCGCGTTATTCAGTTTTTCGTACCATCGCTTGATGAAAGTCGAAGGTAATCTCTCCGTACACGTTATGCCCCACCTGCACGGCAACGCCGCCAGTTGGAACATATCCCACGCCAATGTAATAATTCACGCGCTCCTGCAACAACAACTTACTTGACTCTGATACGATGATGTACTCGAGTTCCGGTTGTTTAGGTTTGGGCATATATAGTCCTCACTATCTAATGGTCACAAAAATGGCCTTTTGTTGCGTGATTCGTTATTACGAATTTCCATTGATCCATTCCTGAATCTTGCGCTCCGCCGCCTTGATCGCGCCCTTGATATTCGTGTTCACCACAGCCATCATCGTGCGCCAGCCTACCTTCGCTGGTTGCCGCGCCTGTGTTGCATCCCCCATTACATAACCTGCATAAGGTACAGGGTTATAAATGCTCGCCCCGTATCCGCCTCCTTGCAGTTTATAAGCCCAACCACGCTTCAGCGCGTTGGTACGTCGTGGAGAACCTGGCGTGATCTCACCTTCTCGTATCTTTGCCATCACGTAGCGCCGCTGTTTGTCGCTACTGAATGTCTGTCCGTAAGCTGATTTTCTGCTCACGTACCTGTAACCAACGTAGTGCTTCAGCCCGTGCGCGTCATCACCGATAAGATATGTCGCCACAGCTGGAGCCGCAATCTTGCGCGCTTCCGCTGGTAGTTTCTTGAAGAACGCCTGCAACTTTTCCACACCTCTAACGCTGAACTTTATCATCCTACACCTCCGCGAAGTCCCCGCTGATTACTACGCCATCTACCATGCGTGCCTGTACCCTGTGCGCGCATTTGAAGTCATCCGGAATCTTCACGATCACCACTTCCGGCCTGTCAGTCGCCATAACACGGGATAAGATGGATTTTATGTCGTTGTTCCCGTAGATGCGCCACACCGGCAGTCCGAACGCCAGCGATACCTTGCCAACGTCCGGTAGAGTCAGCCCGCTCTCTGCGTTGCACCCAACGAAGCGCCCGTCGAAGTACCCGCGCTGCGTGTTCATGATCGCGCCGTAGCCGCCGTTGTCTGTCACGATGAACTTGATGGGCAGGTTGAGCCGCTTCACAACTTCCAGCTCCTGAATGTTCAGCATGAACCCGCCGTCACCCACCGGGCACAGCACGCGCTTGCCTGTTGCCAGCGCCGCTCCGATCGCTCCTGGTATTCCCTGCCCCATTGCACCCAGCGCGCCCGCGTAAGTGAACTGCTGCCCAAACTTCACCCGCCACGTCTGGAATAACGCCTGCGCCGGTGTAGAACATTCAGGCGCAATCACGTCATCGTTGCGCGCCAGCCTTGATAGTTCGTCAATCACGCAGTAGTAATTCGCCGCGCGTTCATCCCAATAACTCTCGTGAAATACCGGGTTCAACTGGTTCAGCACCCTGCACGCCGTCAGCCACGGCTTGAAATCGCCCTTGATCCACGAGGAGCGCAGCCATTCGCCAACGTCTTCCTTCACGGTCTGCCAGGATGAATCGAACTTCGCCAGTTCGCGCTCATCGCAATCCACCACCACCTTCTCGGCGTGCGGCGCGATATTCTCCAACTGGTACGCCGTTTGGTCGTGATCCATCTTTGCGCCCAGCACCAGCAGGTAATCGCAGGATTGTAATATCCGGTTCGCCGCCGGCTGCCCAATCGCCCCTGGTCGCCCGCAGTAGTACGGGTGATCATCGCCCATGAGTCCAATCGATTTCCATGTCAGCAGCACGGGTATGCGCGCGCGGTGGATGAACTCGTAGAAGTCCAGCTCGTAATCGTTGCATCCCCAGCCCGCGATGATGACCGGCTTATTCAATTTCAGCCCCCTGCACGTCTTGAGGTATGTCAAGCCACACCGGCCCCTTGCGACCAATTGTTGCACACTCCAGCGCGATCTCAAAGCATGACTTCATCCACTCCGGCTGCATCACCGTGATGGCGTATTTCGTGATAGGCTTCACCAGTTCCACGATCTCAACCTCCTGCGGGCCAACGTACCTGCGCGCCCCGTGGCACATGTGCTTCCTTTGCACCTGCCCGCTGATGAACAGCACCGGCGTCGAGTCCATCCACGCCGCCGCGCATCCCGTGATGGCGTTCGTTCCCCCCGGCCCCGTCGTCACCATGCACACGCCCAAGCCGTTGAGATGCCCGTAAGCCTGCGCTGCAAACGCCGCCCCCTGCTCGTGAAGCATGAACACGGGCGTCAACTTCGACCCGTACAGCGCATCGTTGAGGTGCATCGAGCCACCGCCAACCAGACAGAACACGTGTTTGACGCGCTTCTCAAGTTCCTGCACGATCCAATCAGCCACTCTCATATCACGATGATCTCGTTATCGCACACGCTCTTGATGTGTTCGATGAGTTTCTCCTTCTGCGCCTGCGCCATTACCACAATCGGATGTTCGCTGATCGGCGCTTCGAGTATTGGAATGCGCCCGATGGTCTGGTCTTTGAACGCGGGGTCGTTGCAGACAAAGTATTTGACGTTGATTGGGTAGCGCGCCAGCAGGTGCATGGCAATATCACCCAAGCCCCACACGATCACCGGCGTGTCCGCGAGCGCGCGCAACTTCTCCTGCTTCTCCTCGATATTCCTGATAACGTGCTCTTTGCTCAACCTGCCAATATCGGCGCCTTTCACGAACACGAACATCCGGCACGCCAACCCGCGCTCGTGGTAGGCGCTCGTCTCCGCCAACTCAAACCCCCAGCGCTCCATCAGCCTGAGCATGTCCAGCGTCCTGAAGTGGTTGAGGTGCACCTGGTGGTAATCCAGCATCGGCATTGACGCTGAACCCTCAAGCCCGATCGCCCCCGCGTCAGGAATGTCCACGATAAGCGTGCCGCCATCTTTCAGACACGAGGTCATTTCTCTCATCACCGCGTTCATCGAGTAGATATGCTCGAACACCATCTCCGCGATGATCACGTCAACGTTATCCGGTATATCCTGCCCCGCTTCCACGCAGGCCGTGTTCATGAACCCGTACTGCGCGAGTATCCGCGTCAATCCCTGCTCGCCGCCGCCAAAGTCCACCACCTTCGCGTCCTTCTGGAACTTCACGGCCACGTAATGCGCCCTGTCCCGCATGCGCTGTTGCTGTTCCGGGTCTTCCACTCCGTAACCGTAGCGCTCCTGGTAATAGCGGTCGTAATCGTGCTGCGTCACCGTGTCGTTGTCGGCATAGATCATCCCGCACGCGCACCTGAACCAATCCAAGTATTTCGGGCGCGGCCAGCCGTCAGGCACAAGGAAATCAGACCGCCAAAGTAACTCACGCTTCGTGCTGTCGCAAATAACGCAATGTCTCATTCCATCATCCTCTTGATGCAGTAATCCAGATCAAAGTGCTGGTGCAATCCGATCTCGTGCGCACGTCCGCAGTCCGGCAGGTAATACGGCGCTGGTTCCACAAAATAGCGCTGCACGTGCTTGATGGGATGCCCGTGAACGTAATCGCCCACTCGCTCCGCCAGTTCTTCAATAGTGATCGGTATCTCGCTGCCCACGTTGTACGCTCCCGGCCTGCCAAATCCGATGATGCGCAGCATCCACACGAGCAGGTCAGCAATATACAGGTAGGAGCGCACCGTCTTGCCCGTGCCGTATATCTCCATCGGCTTTCCCGCTTTGACCGCGTTCACGAACGCCGTTATGGCAAAGTAATCGCGCATCCCCGGCCCCGCTGTGGCAAAGATTCTGAGAATGCGATAATCTAAGCCAGACTTGGCCAGCAAAGCCTCTGAGCGTGCCTTCTCGCGCCCGTACTCAGTCTTTGGGATGATTGGCGCGTCTTCGTCAACCTGCTGCGGCGCGCCCCCGTACACCGCGCCTGAACTGGTGTAAAGCACAGTCGCCTTGTGCTTCCTGGCACACTCGATGACCGGCTCAATCGGCGTCGGCGCGAGGTGGAATATGCTGTCGTACTCGCCATCCACAAAATCGCGGGATAACGTCAGTTCGCATTGGTGATCGAACACCTGCGCCAGCCATGAACCGATGAAGCCCGTTGCGCCCGTGATCAGCACGCGCTCCCCCGTCCACAGCCACGCGTTCCCGTGCTCTCGCACAAAGTCAATGTCACACTTTGGATAAGAATTCATATATCCTTTCGCTCGCATAGTCTAATTGGTCGAAGTTCAGCCCGTGCCAGCTCCCAATCCAGAATCCGCTCGAAAACACCCTGTCCGCGTTTGGCAGCGGGTCAGCGTCGTAATCCACGCCCTTGTACGCCGGTTGGCGCGTGATGTTCCCGCCAAACATCAGCCGTGTCGCCACGCCGCTGTCTTCCAGATGGCGCGTGATCTCACGCCTGGTGAAGCCCGCGTCATCCCGAATCGTCAATGGAAATCCAAACCACGCTGTATCAGGTTTGTAGGATACTGGCAGGTAGAACCAATCCTCTGTATCTCTCAAGTTGTTGTAAAGGTGCGCGAAGTTCTGACGGCGCTTGTCCAGGAACGCGGGTAATTTCTTCAACTGCTCAAGTCCCACCGCCGCTTGCAAGTCGGTTGCCTTCAGGTTGTAGCCGATGTGCGAGTAGATGTACTTGTGGTCGTACTGCACACCGTCGATCGTGTAATCGAAACGCCGTCCGCAGGTGTCATCGTGCCCTGGTTCGCACCAGCAGTCGCGCCCCCAATCGCGCATACTGCGCAGGCGCATGAACTCGCTCGTGTCGTTGGTCAGTACCATCCCGCCTTCGCCTGTGCTCATGAAGTGCGCCGGGAAGAAACTGAATGTTGCCGTGCGCGTGTCCTGTCCGGGGAAGCATCCATCGCAGGAATCCACCACCTCGCCCGAGGTACAGAAATTCCCAAGCACGTGACAGCCAACATCGACTGTGTGTTTGGGAAGGTATGAGCCTATTTCAATATCCACGAAGTAAGGCCGCGCCCCGCTCTGGATGATCGGGTTTATTGTGGTAGGGAATGAACACGCGCTCACACGCACGGGGAACTTCCACTCACGCGCCCCGATTGCCAGCAGGTTGGCGGATGAACCGCTGTTCACGAAGATGCCGTGCTTGTAGCCGTGATACTTCGCGAAGGCGTGCTCGAATTCGATGACCTTCTGCCCGCCCGCCCAATGGTTGGTGCGTGCCACGTCGATGAGGGCGTTCACTTCCTCATCGCCTGATACCTGCCCGCTTACCGGTACGTGCACGTCTAAGCCGTTACGCATTATCCAGTTTTGAAGCGATCACGATGTCTTGTATTCTCTCCAATGCGTTATTCGTTGCCCTCTCAGTCGTTGGCACCAGCGCGCAATCACAGCGCCAGCCACCGCACTCAAGCGCCCTATTCGGTGGGTTCTGTGGATGGATGCCTGACCGTTCCCAATCCTCCGCATACGCCACGATTCCATTGAGCGCCGCGCAGGTTGCGCAATGTTCCTCTGTCGCGCCCATTTCCCATTTCAGCTTGACCTTCTTGCGCTTGCCAAACCACACCTTCGCCTGGTTCACCACGTCGGTATACCGGTGCGCCCACACTTCGATGCGCCCCGCAAACTTCGTGCGGTACTCCTCAAGCGTTCCGCCCATGAGCCTCAGCGCCAGGATGTCAGACCCCAACGCCAGCACATAATCGTATTCTGACGCGATGATCTTGTTCAGTTCCTCGTTATCTTCATCGGTGAACTCGGAAGGTTCAACACCAACCGCGCGCGCACCTTCACGCCACGCCTTGCCCATCTGGTCAGCGATGGTATCGGTCATGTCCTGTATCCACGCGAACTCGCCCAGCTCGCCCCTGAATAACTGCAGGCAGTAGGCGCGCAACTGGCGCAGAAACATGGCTTCAGTCTTGATCTCCACCAGTCGCCACAGCGCCGGAATCGCGTCAAGAAGATCAAGCAACCAGTTCATAACCAGATGACCTCTCCAAGTTGCAACCAAAGGTAAATATACTCAGGCGGGATTGTCAATGTTCACCCCCGCGTCCACAGCCCGGTTAATCGCGTCAGCCACCATCTTCAGCGCTTCCACGTTGATGTCTTGATGCGCTGGCGCTCCCGTGACCTCGAACGCCTGCCCGATGTCCTCTTTGCCAGTCACGTATTTCAAGCGCTCTCGAATGTCATCCGCCATCTCGGCCGGCAGCGTCTTCACCTCGAAGTCAGCGCACGCGCCCTTGCCCTTGCGCCAGTTGCGCTCGGCGATCTGTCGCCACAGGTTCAGCTCCTTGATCTGGTCGGAGGATAACGTGACAGATTTTCCAGGATTAATTATTTGGAGATGTGGCAAGTCATTGTCTTCTATCCATCTCTCTCCGTTGTTATACCTTATGGCAAGTTCAACATAATTACTTGGCAGGTGTGGAATAAAAGATTCTTTTATTTTTGACAAGTCGGTTTCAAATGTATCGCTTGTAAAATCATATTGACCAAATTGACCAATATGATTTACTATTGGAGCCATATTTTCAGCAGGTGGTTTCTCCCACTTACCATGTCCAATACTTTGCTTGCGCTCCAAATAGGCTTTTGCTTTTTCTTGTCGCTTCTTCTCAAGCGCATCAATTCTTTGCTGTTCAGAATATGGCAAGAACTGACCACCCAGATAATCCCTTTGGTTTATTCCGAGAGTTATCCCGCCACCCTCAGCTCGCCCACCCGGTTCTTCCTGAATAAAAACATGGTTTCCGTTAATCGTTACCCATCGCCCCTCGTTACCGTCCTTGTCCGTCATCTTTACTTCTTTTCTATCCGGTTCCTTCTCATCCGGTTTCTCCTCTTTCTCTTGTGGTTGGAAACGTGCCGCTTGCGCCTCAGCCAGCAACTGCTCGCGCTGTTGTTTCGCCGCCATGTCAGCGTCGAGGTCAGCGAACTTCACTCCCTGCGGTAACTCGATGCCAAGCATCTCAGCCGCCACGCTCGGTCGCATGCCAGCGTTGACGTAGGTCGAGAACGCGGTTGCGCGCTCCATCTCTTCTTCCTGCATCGCGTCAATGGCGTTCGGGTCAAACTTCAGCTTCAGCCCCCACGGTTTGAGCACCTGCTCGTTGAATCCCGTCTCGATTGCCTTATACACCTTCACGAACGCGCTGGTCGTATACCAAATTTTGATAAGGTGTTTTATCTCGGTTGCAAATGCCATGTCGGACATGAACAGCCCGGATGGAATGCCAAACGCAGTTGCGATGTTCTCTATCATCTGCTTCGTCAGTTCAGGGTATGCGCCCCTGATGTCTTCCATGCCCGCGCCAACCTTGACCACGCTCAATGCTTCGGTGTTGATGATCTTGGCGGCTATGTCGGTCTTGCCCCTGAAGAACCTATCCCACCAGCGCTCCGCCTTCTCTCGCTCAGCCGGACCAGGCATTCCCTTCGCGCCAAGCACCGTAGGCGGGATGAACCCGCGCTCCGCGTAGGTCGCGATTGTCCCGTCCATGTTGAATAGCAACCGCGCACTCAAGAGCGCGTTGCCAGCCGGATGCGTCAGCGCCGGCCCGATCTCCACGTCGGAGTCAGGTAGCCAGAAGTAGATCATCGCCGGTTCGAGTTCTGATTCGATCGGGTAATAACGCGCAACAGCGCCCTTGTCGGTGGTGCGGTCAAACCATTTCAGTCCGTCACGCGTTATCTCCGCTCTCACGGTTTGAGGCGCAACGAACTGCATGTCCACGATCGCCCGGCTCGTCAGTTGCGGAATGAGATACGCGCGCCCGAAGCACAGGCTCGATGCCAGCAGGTAGAACAGCGACTCCGGCGATTCAAGCCCGCCCGTTTTGTTCTTCCAATCGGCGGATGTGTCGTACGGTTCGCCGTTCTCTCTCAGTATGTAAAATGGCAGCGCGCTCACGGCGTTGGCGGTCATGTCCACCGCCTTTGCCAGCCACGGCACCACGCGCCTGAGCTGCTGCGCCTGCGCGATGTCATCACCGCCACCGCCTGAGGTCATCGCCAGAAACCCGTCAATGCCCCCAAATATCTCAAAGTTGATACCTTTGAGGTTTTCGCCCAAGTCCCTGATGCTAACGCCTTTTGTTTTCGCCATGTTTGCTCCTAACTGATGAGCCACGCGTCGTTGCTGATGCTGTACCACGCGAACGCGAGGGACATCACACAGTCGTCGTGCTGCCCCTCTGGTGCTGAATATGTATAATTGCCCGACGGCGTGCGCTTGCTCTCGTAGGATAGCAGCTCGCCAACCAGGATTGGATTGTCAATGATGTGGATAAGTCCGTGTTCAAATGCGCTCTGTAATCTCTGGATAATGTCATGCTTTGTCGTGTTCGTCGTGGTGAAGGGAATGATGTTAATATCGTGCTCTCGCAGGTGGTCGATCACCGGCGCGCCAATGCTGTTCGATTCCACTACCATCCCGTCCAGATGCCATTTGCGGTAGGTGGCAAGAAGCCTGTCCTCCAGCACTGGGTAATCCACGCGGTTGAATCGGTCAAGCGCCACCATTTCGCGCGTGTTCACGTCCAGCACCGTGATAACCGTGTAATCCACAGAAGCCGCCACATCCACCCCAGCGCTG